AAAAACTTCATTTAAAACATCCTGTACTTGCTGATCCTATTAAGGGTAATTCAGTTAAATCAAATATCATGGGTTATTTAAATTCTAAAGGATTTTCAAATGAAGATGTTTCAAGAATTTATGATTCAAGATATTTTGATGTGATTATGGATGGTATGAAAGCTAATGCGACTAAACCCAATTTAGTAAGTAAAAAAGTTAAGCCAACTACAGTTGTTAAATCTGGTGTTAAATCTACTAAGGAAGATATAAATAGTCAATCTAGGTTGAAGAAGATTAATGCGTTGAAGAAAAGCGGTAGTGCAAAAGATGCTACTGATTTGCTGATGCGTTATCTATAAACAATAACCTAACGGAGAAAACAAATGGCTAAATATACAACATATACAGCTAAAGGTATAAGAGAAGATCTAGCGGACATAATTTATTCAATTAGTCCAACAGAAACACCTTTTATGTCTGGAGTTGCAAAAACAAAAGCAACAAACACACTACACCAATGGCAAACAGATGCATTAGCTGATGTTGCTGCAAATGCTGCAGTTGAAGGTGCTGATATTTCTTATGGAACTATGGCTCCAACTGTATTGGAAAATAACCACACTCAAATTTCTACTAAAGGAATTCAAGTTACTGCAACTAACGAAGCTGTAACTTCTGCTGGAAGAAATAATGAGATGGCTTACCAAGTAGCTAAAGCTGCAAAAGAATTAAAAAGAGATATGGAAACTGCTCTTTTATCTAATGTTGCTAAGTCTGCTGGTAATGCAACAACTGCAAGAAAACTTGGTGGAGCACCAACTTGGTACGAAACTAATGTTGATGCAGGTACTAATGGTTCTGGTGCTGGAAATGGTGCTATAAGAACTGATGGTGATGCACAAAGAGCATTTACTGAAGATCAGTTAAAAGGCATTTTAGTTAGCTGTTACAATGAAGGCGGAAACCCTAACATGATTATGGTAAATGCTTTCAATAAACAGAAACTATCTGGCTTTACTGGTGGATCTACTAGATTTGATGCTGCTGAAGATAGAAGATTAATTACTTCTATTGATGTGTACGAATCAGACTTTGGTACTATGCAAGTAGCTCCAAACAGATTTATCAGAGGTGCTAATGCTACATCTGCTAAAATCGGACAAGATGCTCACATTCTAGATATGGAATACTGGGCAGTTTCTTTCTTAAGAGATTTTGCTCTACAAACACCAGCACAAACTGCTGATGCTGACCAAAGATTTATGGTTGCTGAGTACACTCTTGAGTCAAGAAATGAAAAAGCAAGTGGTTTAATCACAGATTTAACTACTTCATAATAAATCTAAAGTGGTGGGGGAATTATCCCCCATCATTCAATTAACAATTTTGTTTGGTCTTTGAAGTCAATGACGGAACGAAGCAAATAAATAGGATAAAAAAATGAGAACATTAAATGATTACTTTTTAACATCTGCAATTCCAGATGTTTCAACAGCTTCATCAACTTTTGTTTGTGTACCTGATGGTGGAAAAATTGTAAAAATCATCACTCACAACAAAGCAACTACAACTGGCACAGCAGCTATTTCTTTTGAAATAGGTGGTGTTGCAGTAACTGGTGGTGCTATAAGTCATACGGCTTCTGGTTCTGCTGGTAGAGTTTTAACTGCTGCTCCAACAGCTGCTAATACTGTTGCTGAAGATGGTACTATTGAATGTATCACTAATGGTGGTTCAACAAATACTTCTAAAATGGAAATTACTTTCGTAATTAGAAGATAATAGTATATAACAATATTTGGGGGATCTTGCCTAGCGGTACTTCCCCCATAATAAATTAGGAGAAAAAAATATGAGTTTTAATTACGGATTAAGACCTACTACACATCAAGGTAAAACAAGTGGTGGATCATCAGCACAATCTGCTGCATTTGGATCACAAACTGAATATGTAAGAATAGCAGCAACTGCTGATATTTATATTTTATTCGGTGCAAACCCAACTGCTGTTGCAACTGCTGATTCTTCAACTATTTTTATACCTGCTGACCAACCTGAAATTTTTAAAGTTTCACCTGGTGAGAAAGTAGCTTTTATAGGTACTGCTGAAGTTTCTATTACTGAAATGAGTGCTTAGTGGCTAAACAAAAGTTTGTTCACTTTGTTCCAAGAGATCAACATAAGAAAAGACCTGGTTGTCATAAAAAATCTCAGAACAAATCAGAGTGCAGACAAAAAAAACAAACAAGATACAAAGGTCAAGGTAGATGAGAAAAGATATAAGTATTGATGGTTTAAAAAAAGAAACATTTTCTTTAGACGAAATGGAAAATAAAATTGTTTTAAAAGAAGAAGTAAATATAGATCCTCATTTAAAACATAATAAAATATTATTAAATCAAGATGATGGTTATTCAAAATCAAGAGATTTAAAAAGAGTAGCTTCTATTCCAACTTTAGCTTTATCTGTTTGGGCAAAAGAGTATAATGGTGACAACAATTGGTTTGCACTTCCTAAAGAAGTACAGAATAAAATATTAAAAACAAAATTAAATAGTAATGAGTTTCAATATTTTAAAACAGCAGAAGGTAAATTATAATGGCATTAGCAACATACTCAGATTTAAAAACATCAATAGCAAACTGGTTAAATAGAACTGATCTTACAACTGAGATAGCTGAAGATTTTATTGTTTTAGCAGAAAAAGATTTTAATTCTAAATTAAGAATTGGTAGAATGATAGAGTCAAATGCTTCATTTACTATTGATTCTGAAACAGAAACTTTACCAACAGGTTTTTTACAAGTTAGAGATTTTTATATTTTAGAAGGTGGAACTAAACATGCTTTAGAATATATTACACCTGCTCAAATGGATCAAATTAGAGGTAGCTCAACTACTGGAATGCCAAAAACATTTACAATACTTGGTGATAATTTCAGATTTGCTCCAATCCCTTCAAGCTCTTACACAGGAGTTATAAATTATTATAAAGAATTTACTGCTTTATCAGATTCAAATACTTCTAATTATATTTTATCTAATCACCCTTCAATTTATTTATATGGTGCTTTATATCATGCTGCTAATTTTTTAGGTGGTATTGAACCAAGACAAGTTCAACAATGGCAACAACAATATGTAACATCTCTTGAAAGACTTGAGAGAAATGACAGAGAAGATCAATATGGTAATGCACCTTTACAACAAAGAGGTGATGTAACTGTTTCTGGTGCGTTTAATGATGTATCAAGAATTATTACAAGTAATAATGGATAAACAATATGATAGATAAAAGAGAAAAAAAATTAATAAAAAAACACTCTCCTCATCATAGTAAAAAACACATGAGTATAATGCTTAAAGAAATGATACAAGGAATGAGTTTTAGTAAAGCTCACAAAAAAGCTATTAAAAAAGTAGGAAAATAATGCAGATACCTTTTGGCGAATGGCTACCAGATCAACCAGAACATAATAATCCTGGTGCTAATGTAGCTAACAATGTTTATTATGCTTTAAATTCTTATAAAAGATTTCCTTCATTAGTTAATTATTCTTCAAATACTATTACAAAAGATTCAAGAGGTGCAGGTTCTTTCAGAGATAATGCTAATACTGTATTTAACTTTGTAGCAACACAAGATACTCTTTATGAATTAACTGGTGGAGCATTTACAGAAAGAGGAGCAGGTGGAAAAGTATTAAATAATTCTTTTGCAACTTGCACAATTACAGTTTCTGATTATGCAAATATTGGTGCTGGTAAAACTATTACTTTATCTAAAAATGATGGATCAACAATTGTATTTACTTCATCAACTGGATCACCATCTACTAATCAATTTCAAGTTCAAACAAATAACAATACGACAGCAACAAATTTAAAAACTACTATTAATGGTCATGCAGATTTTTCAGCAACAGTATCAGATGCAGTAGTAACAGTAACAAGAGCAACTGTTGGTAGAGAAAATTTAACTAATGTATCTTCTGATACTGCAAGACTAACAACAACTAATTTTGTCGGTGGAACTCCTTTAACAGGACAATCTAATGACTATATAACTTTTACTCAATTTGGAAATTATGTAATTGCTAGTAATGGTGTAGATCCAGCTCAATTTTATTTAATGGGAACATCATCTGCTTTTGCAGACCTTTCAACTATTGGAACATCAGGTACTGTACCAGTATTTAAATGCTCAGGAGTTATTAGAGATTTTTTAGTAACAGGTAATCATGTTGGTGCATCCAATAGAATACAATGGTCTGGAATTAATGATATTACAACTTGGGAATCTGGCACTAAACAATCAGACTTGCAAGACCTACCAGGATCAGGTGGACAAATTGTTCACATAACATCTGGAGAGATTGGTTATGTATTTAGACAAAACCAAATAATTAGAATGGACTATGTTGGTGGTGCAACAGTATTTAGACTATCAGTAATTTCACCTAATAGAGGTGCAGTATATGGAA